AGGGGCGGATAAAACTATTGTTTTCATGATATCAATCCTTTTGATGATAGGGGGGCTTGCGCCCCCCTTTTGCTTTATGCTGCAATAGAAATATCGTCACTGGATTCTGTAGTCTCAGTGATATCAGTGAGCGAGTATCCCATTGCGTTGGCAATCTTTGCGAGTGCATTGCGCATATACTGCTCATGGTAATCAGCATTGCCGTCAGTCCAGTAAAGAACAGTAGCATGATCAGCCAGAGACTGAGCGTAATACTTGGCAGTGTAAATATCATCAGTTTGCATAGCAGTTTCCTTTGTGTTGCATGCTATTCCCTTAGCACGTAAACATCCTTGCATAAAGGAATAGTTTAATCAATAACACTATAGTCTATAAGTATTACTACTTACTCGGTCGCGTAAGTATTACTACTTATATTGACATGGGATCATAGTCATAACGGACTAAGTAGTACTACGTATATTGACAACACATTTATTCCTAGGTAGGAAAAAAGTCCTATACCCCCCTGAAAAAAAACCTAGGGGATCCTTTAGGATCCCCGGTTAATTACCCAAACACACCCAAATTCCCCACGATTCTTAACCCCTACTAAACTACTGTCCCCTATTAAAACGCATTGCTGTCATTTACGCTGAAGGCCCCCCCTTTTTGGATCCCCCCTGCGGCTATAGTGTTTTCAAGTTCATCAAGCCGCTTTGCCGCTTTTAGCGCAACCTCGCATAAACACATTCCGGAGTTCACACAGTACTGGAAAAGGATTGCGGGTGACTCACCCGCGTCGAGCTGCTTAAGGGTCGCTCTAGCGCATTTACGTGCGCGTATACGTAAGTGATCCTGTAGGGTCGGCTTACGGAATAGGTGCGGTGGGCGTATCGGATCCACTATCCACCATATCGAAGAGTGTTTCGATGACCGCTATGATTGCTTTGACGGTTTCCGCTTTTGTTTCGTCGTATACGTACCCGTCTTCGAGTTTGTTGTATTCCAATCCGCGAATGGCGGGAAGGAGGATGCTGTAGTAGGTGCTAACCCCGTAATCCCGTATGACCTCTTTGTAATCCATCTTCTTACCCCGTTTATTTGTCAGATGCGTCCTATCGCACATAAATCACCGTTGGTTGGAGGTTATGCGGCTTCACGTATGGTCCGCAATGTCTGGGATTTCGACGTGACTCACGCAAAACGTGAGCCTGTACCCAGATCGTTTAGTTGGGGTGGAATGCCTGACACTGTTCTGCTTTGGCATTCCTAGGGCGGTGAAACAGTAAAAACCCGCTTACCCCTGTGTTTTATAATATCCGTTCACCCGATATCTACTCGGGAAGCCAACGAAGGCGTTCCTCGGGAGGATGGATTTCCTTTATAAAGTAAACTTATAGTTTACGGACGACGCTGTCAAGCGCTCAAGCGAATATCCGCATCCCGCATTTCCCGCGTTTGCCATCCCGTTCTTTGTACCATTCATAACGAGGCGGGTCAGGCTCGTTACTTCCAATTATGATATCGTCCCGCTCACCGCGAACCCATCCTTCACCCGGGGAATCCGCTTTCCACGCGCAAAGGGGATCCTGCCACACCCACATCATGCAGCGATCCGCCAAACATTCTTGCCCAATTTTGGGGCAGTACTTTGCGACAGCTTCTTCAACCGTAATATAATTCGGATCCATCTTTTGTTTTACCTCTTCAATGGCGAGTAGCGTTTGCAAGTTCATCCGCGTCAATTTCCATAAAACCCATCAGGTTCATAAGGATATCCGTTGTACTCGTTAAGACATCCTCATGACTATCTTCAGGCATTTGTTGTATCAAAAACGCGACGGAGTTAACGAGCGCGAGAACCGCAATCGGTAAATCCTTCCCTTCCAACAATTTCATGACGTTTAGAGTAATATCGTGTACTTCGTTAGGCAGTTGATTATTAGTCATTCTGCATATATCTTTCAAGCAAGAATTGACAACACGTAGATCTTAATCCATTTTATACACATGAACAAGACGGAAGTCATTAACGGCGTTAAGGTAAAGTTACGCCGGTTACATCAAAAATCCGTTAACGAAAAGAGCATTGGACGCCCCCGTATGCCCGCAGAAAAACGCAAAAGGGTTTATAAAACCCAGAACAAAGTGGAAAAAAATCCCCGGCAAAGGAAAGAAATCATCCTCGATGATAGACTTCGCCGCTCTCTTATGGGTTTAGCGAAGATGGGGTTAACGAATGACGAGATCGCGGATACGGTCGGGATATCCAAACGTTGGCTGCAAGAGAACTTTAAACATGAATTGAAATTCGGGCGGCAACTCGCGAACGCATTGGTTGTTGAAAACCTTTATCAACAAGCAATGAAAGACCAACCATCCTCCATCCAAGCGGGGATATACATCACAAAAGCGCGTATGGGTTGGCGTGATAAAGATCCCGAAGAATTACAACGCGCACCCTCTATTGTCTTTGATTTTAGCAATCTTCCAGAGTCCGAGCGCTTAAACATGCTCCAAAAACTCGCGCCTAAATCCAAAGATCAACGGTTTATTGAGGCGGAATACGAGCATATTTCCGATGAGTGAATACGATAAAGCGCTTGCGGAACACCCAGACGAAGCGATCAAAGAGATATTTCGACTGGAATATGAGAACAACATCCATAAGTTTTTACGGGGTGCGTGGAAGTATATTGACCCAAACCCATACAAACACGGGTGGCATCTTAACGCGATTGGTGAGCATTTAAAGGCGGTTGCTGATGGGGATATTAGACGGCTTGTCATTAACGTTCCGCCTCGCACATCAAAGTCCTCAATGGTTTCGGTCGCTTTCCCCGCGTGGATATGGGCGCAGCGTGAGTTTGGCCCCCTATCCGGGCCGCACGTCCAGTTCCTTTTTGCTTCTTACGCTCAAACCCTGTCTATTCGCGACAGCCTTAAAACGCGTCGCCTCCTTGAAAGTCCTTGGTATAAACAATACTGGGGTGAACGATTTAAAATTACATCGGATCAAAACACAAAAGTCCGCTTTGACAATGATAAAGGAGGATATCGACTCGCTACCTCGGTTGACGGTTCGCTTACCGGGGAAGGTGGAAGCATCATCATCGTTGACGACCCCCACAACGCGAGCGAAGTGGAGTCCGATCTTGTCCGTGACGGTACGCTTGAATGGTGGGATCAATCGATGTCCACCCGCCTTAACGACCCTAAAACAGGCGCGTTTATTGTCATCATGCAAAGACTCCACGAAACTGACCTTACGGGTCATATTCTATCAAAAGACGTCGGAAATTGGACTCATCTATGCTTACCGATGCGTTTCGAGCCAGATAGGCGTTGCATTACTCAATGGTTTGTGGACGAAAGAGAAGATGGTGAACTTCTTATTCCTGAAAGATTTGGGGAAGACGAAGTCAAGGAACTCGAAACCCGCCTCGGTCCTTTCGCGGCAGCGGGGCAGCTCCAACAGCGCCCAGAACCAAAGGGCGGTGGTATTATCAAAAGGGAATGGTGGGTTCTTTGGGATGAAACCGTATCCGGAGCAGAAGGCCTCCCNAAAACCGTTTTCCCGCCGTTTGAGTATGTCGTTGCATCGCTCGATACCGCGTACACAACNAAACAAGAGAATGATTATTCGGCTCTAAGCATATGGGGCGTATGGACAGACCGCCAAGATAATAGGCGGATTATGCTCATTTACGCGTGGCAAGATCGTCTGGAGTTCCCCCAACTCGTTAAACAAATCGGGTTATTATGTAATAAATTCAAGGTCGATAAGCTTCTCATCGAATCAAAAGCCGCTGGGATCAGCGTCGCGCAAGAGATTCGGGTGCATTTCTCACGCGAAAACTGGGGTGTGCAGCTCGTTGACCCCGGTCGAGGGGACAAAGTCGCTCGCGCATACGCGATACAGCATCTATTTGCGGACGGAATGGTCTACGCTCCGGATTTTGACTGGGCGGAAAAAATGATCTCCCAAGCGACATCGTTCCCAAAAGGAGCGCATGACGACTTGGTGGACAGTATGACTCAAGCAATGCTACATTTACGGACTATTGGTTTCGCACAAAAACCTGCGGAAGCTATAGCGGAAAAAACAGAATCCATGATATACAAACCACAAATGAACAGCAAACCGCTTTATTGGGTATAACAAATGGCTCTCGCTCCATTCAATATTCGCCAGAACCCCGTGTCAGGAAAAACCTATGATGATTATGATCCTATGGACATCGTTCTTGAGGGTAACGGCGATGTTAAGCCCGAAATAGATTTTAAAAAGGGTTTTATTAAAATTGAAAACGCTGACGGTTCCGTCACGATTAATTTGGGGCAAATGAAAGACCCCGTACAAAAAAATGACGAGGATTTTCACGAAAACATTGCAATGAACCTTGATCATTCCGCTTTGGGGCAAATTGCAAATGAGTTGCTGCGCTTAATCGATCAAGACGAGCAATCTAGAACGGAATACCTCCAGCAAATGGTCATGGGTCTGGAGTTGCTGGGGACCAAAATCGAATCACCCAAATCAAACGCGGCGGATGGATCCACGTCCGTTGAAGGTCAAGCGACCGTTAAGCACCCGCTTTTGTTAGAGGCGATTGTACGGTTCCAAGCAAACGCGCAAGGTGAACTTCTCCCCGCATCCGGTCCCGTTAAAATAAGTAATGACGGGTTTGATTACAAGCAAGTTGATGAGCAAGCGTTGGCGCTGGAAATGGATTTTAACCATTATCTAACAATGACCGCCAAAGAATATTACCCCGATACGGAACGGATGTTTTTCTCTTTGGGTTTCTGCGGGACCGCGTTTAAAAAAGTGTATCACTGCCCGATACGCCGTCGGCCCGTCTCTGAATTTGTGGATGTGAAAGACGTTATTGTATCTAACTCTGAAACGAACATCGAATCTGCGCAACGCGTCACACACCACATTAAAATGCAGCCTTCGGTTATGAAACGCATGCAGCTTTTGGGCGTGTATCGTGACGTCGCTCTATCTGACGCTGGTCCCACAAAGAAGAATGCGGTTGAAGAAAAAATTGAAGATCTTCAAGGGATTAAACCGACACAAACATCTAATCTGGAAAACGAATTAAGGGATGTATATGAGTGTTATTGCGAACTGGATATCCCCGGATATGAGCACGAGGATGCTGAGGGCAATATTACGGGGCTTCGGCTCCCGTATCGCGTTACGATTGACAAAACAAGCCGCGAAATCTTAGAGATCCGGCGTTGGTGGAAGCAAGGTGATGACAATTTCCTGCGTAAAGGAGTGTTTGTCGAGTACATATTCGTACCCGGCATTGGTTTTTACGGCTTTGGTCTACTTCATCTACTCGGTAACTCAACTATGGCGCTGACCGCTGGATGGCGGTTGTGCATTGATAACGGTATGTTCGCTAACTTCCCCGGTTTTATGTACGCGAAACAAGCTGGGCGGCAGATGACGAACGAGTTCCGCGTCGCTCCCGGTTCGGGCGTCGCAATCGAAACAGGTGGGCAACCCATTCAAAACATGGTGTCCCACCTCCCATATCGTGGGGTAGACGGTGCGTTCCTCCAACTCCTGCAATTCATTGATCAAGCGGGCCAAAGACTTGGTGGAACCGCGGAAATGAAGGTCGGTGAGGGGAATACGGAAGCCCCCGTTGGCACGACTATTGCATTGATTGAACAAGCGCAAAAGGTCATGTCTTCCGTTCATAAGCGGATGCACAATTCGCAGGCGCGTGAATTTGATTTGCTTCGCGAGTTGTTTAAAGAGGATCCGGAAAGCTTCTGGAGGGATAATAAAATTCCCAACGGCACTTGGACGGAAACGACATTAGTTGCAGCGTTAAATAACGCAAACCTGTCCCCCGTAGCGGATCCAAACACCCCATCCCAAACCGCCCGTATTCAAAAAGCTATGGCGATTAAGCAGTTGCAAGCCGCTAATCCGCAGCTTTATAACGCGCAGGCGGTTGATACGCGTATTTTGGACATGTTGGGGATCAAGGATGCGGCTTCACTGTTTAATCCGCCGCAACCTCCAAACCCAATGGCTGACCCCGCAATGGTCATGGCACAAGCTAAGATGATGGATTCGCAAGCAAAAATGGCGGAGGTTAAAGTCCGTTCCGTTGATGCGATGGCTGATGCGCAGAACCGTGCGGCTGACCGTGAATCCAAAGAACAAATCGCAATGTTGCAGCTTGCGCGTGAAATTGCGGTTCACCCTGAAAGTGCGAATACCGCGGAAAAGTTTATTAAACCAAACTTGGAAAAGTTACAGCAAAATCCCAATGTCTAAGGCATTGGCAGAGGTAAAAATTTAGTTTATGGTGCGAAAATCCACCGTGGAGAACCAGAATGTCACAGTATAAACACGAAGCGAAACAGTCGCGCCATGAAAAATTAAAGAGCATGGGCCTGCATAAAGATCATGAGACCGCGAAACATTTTAATGATACGCATCCTTATGACGGTGTTCCGCTTCTGACAACGGATGAAAATTCTGGTTTGCAACCTGTTGGGAAACAACGGTTTAGACGTGGCGGCAAGGTCGCACACGCTGAGGGCCATGCCGCAAAACATCATTTGGGTAAAAAGCCTCGCGCTAAAAAGAACGGTGGTGGTGGCGCTGGGATGCGTAGTGAACATACCCAGTACGAAAAAGATCGTCAAAAGGCAGTTCAAGAGGGTCAAGATTATTTGATGGATAGTCAGCACAACGAGGGTTCCCTCCGTGATGCGACCCGTAAGTTTGAGCAGACAGCTAAAGAAACTGATTTTAACCGTGGTGGTAGAACCAAGCATGCTGGTGGTGGCCTCGCGAGTTTAGACCCCGCAATGAAAAAGCGCCGTGTAGCGGCTCTTGCGATGCGTAAAAAGAAAGCGGGTCTGCCATACGCAACCCCCACAATGGGCGGTCTTGCGATCCCCCACAAAAAAGGTGGGAGCGTCCATGAGCATATGGATGAAGCCGCTGATAAAAAGCTCATTAGATCGATGGTTAAAGGCTCTTCGCTTAAACACCGCGACGAAAAGTGCTGGGGCGGTAGAACCAAAAAGGCTGACGAAAGCACCCAATTGGCTCGCGCACATCGCCGCACTGGTGGTAGAGCGACCACAATCAATCTCATTGTAGATGCGGGTCAAAAACAACCACGCGGCATGGCTCAAGTGCCTGCTGGTGGCGCTCCCGCTATTCCCCCGGCCCTTTTGCAAGCTGCTATGGCTGGTGGAGCTCCCGGTGCTATGCCTCCCGGTGGTGCACCTGCTCCCGGCGCAATGCCTCCCGGTGCTGGTATGGCTGGTGCTGGTCCCGGTCTTGGTGCAATGCCCGCAGCAAACGTAGGTCGTCCCGGCATGACCCCTCCAACCCCACCCATGCGTAAATCAGGTGGTCGTGTAGGCGGCAAAGCTCCGCAGGCCGCAATGCCCACCAAACAAGAACATGACTATGGTTCTGGATCCGGCCTTGGTCGTTTAGAGAAAAGGAAATGGTATCCCAAATAAGGAGGTTATTTGAATAGTTTTGACTTGTTGTTCTACCGCAAGCTGCGGGAACGACTATCCGAAGAAACCCAGTCCCGCGCAGAATTTATTTTGGGCGGGTCATATGCAACACTAGAGGAATATAAAGCTGCCGTTGGATATCTCAAAGCGATTTCCGACACCCTTATCTGGGCTAAAGAAATTAACGAACAGTTAATTGGCGACAATAACAACGCGAGATAGGATAAAATATGACGTATATGAAAATGCACCACGAGGGCGATCCTCGTGTGGAAATCCAAAACGCTATTGGTGACCTTTCTAAAGTAGATATTTTCTTTAATTGGGTGCTTGTAGCGGTTTACAAGCGACCGGAAAAAACAAAATCCGGTATTTTTCTTACAGACGATTCGCGCAAAGAAGACGAATATCAGGGTAAAGCGGGGCTGGTCCTTAAAAAAGGTGCCCAAGCTTTCGTAGATGACGCGAACACATCTTTTCAAGGACAAAACGTGAACGTTGGTGATTGGGTTGTTATCCGTCCGTCGGATGGTTGGCAGGTCATGATCAACGGTGTGCTTTGCCGCATGGTTCAAGACGTGCAAGTTCGCCTTTGCATCGAATCCCCAGACGTTGTTTTTTAAGGTGATACATGGAAACCGCAAGTAAAGAAGTCATTGTTGACGTAGCGCCGCCTATTGTTGAAGAAATTGACATTGGGGCGGATAAACCAGCGCAACTTCTTGTTGAAAGGCAGGATGAAACGCCGGTTCCCGCAGTAGATGCTGGCGTTGAGCAGCTCAAACGTGAGTTAGAAGCTAAAAAGCGCGAAGCGGAAGAAATTCGACGCCAAAAAGCCGAAGCTGATAGGTATATTCATCAAAAAGAAACGGAAGTTCGGTCGTACGCTAATGCTGCGGCGGACAATCAGCACACCGCATTTGTAAATGCTATTGCATCTTATGAACGTGACGGTGAAATGCTTGAAAAAGAGTACGCTGCACGGTTGGAACAGGGTGATTATCACGCTGCGGCCAAGTTACAACGCAGTATGGCGCAGATTGAAAGCAAATTGGCAACGCTACATCAGGGCCGTGAGTCTTTGGAAGAGCGTATTCAATATGAACGCTCTCGCCCTGAGCCTCAATATCAGGCTCCGCAGCCACAACAGACGCAATATGACCCTGTTGAAGCACAAATACAGGGGCTTTCACCGCAATCACAGGCATGGGTACGCAAAAATATCCATGTTCTGCATGATCCAAAGCTTCGTAATGCCATGACAGCGGCTCATTATCAGGCTTTATCGGAAGATATTCCTACTGATACACCCCAATATTTTCAATTTATTGAAAATCATATGGGTATTGGAAGCCAACAGCCTGCCGCACCAGCAAAACAGCGCAATGTTATGACCGCTGCGCCTGTCGCACGTGGCGGAAGTGTTCCCGCAATGAACCAAAGTCAAACGCGAGTGACCCTTACGCCTGAAATGCGGGCTTATGCTGAAGAAGTATTGGGTATGTCGGACGAAGAATACGCGGAAGCGATGGTTCATTACGCGAAGAAAGGCCAGTTGAAGCTATGAATGACATAAAACGCAAGCCGGGCCGTCCCCGCAAAGTTGATTCTATTGAAAATTCACCCGTGATTGAGGAAAATATCATGGAAAATCAAGATATTGAAGTAAAATCCGCCCCCGTTACACGTGGGATCCGCGAAGCTGCTATTAGAGCGGAGCAAATTCGTAATAGAACCCGCGACGCTGAAACAGATATGGCGATCTACGATAAATTTTATATCGACCCTCGCGATATTCCGGATGGTTGGGATTACAATTGGAAGCGTTATGAGACCTTGGGTCAAAAAGACGGGTCTTATGAAGTAGAATTAGCGCAAGCTGGATGGGAAGCGGTCGATTCCGCCCGTCATCCGAACATGATGCCCTCTAATTATAAGGGTCCAATTGTGCGTGAGGGCATGATTTTGATGGAACGCCCTGCGGAAATCTCAAACCGTGCTAAGTTCTTGGAATTGCAGGAAGCTCGCCGCGTCGTAAAAGAGAAAGAACGTGCTTTGGGCATGGCTCCGACCGGCACATTTGAGCGTGACCAGCGTCGCACTCAAATTAATAAAGAATATATTCCGATGGAAATTCCTAAAGGCTAAAAATATAGTAATTTTTTCCTTTAACACACTTGCGCAGTAAATAATTAATGTGTTATTTACTGCGTATTCATTCCGTTACACGCCGTAGCGGGCTTTTCTGACTGATCTTAAAGTGACGCGCCGTCAATAAAAAGATCATTCCAGACAGGAGCTACCTATGGCGAACACATCAGCGCCCAATGGTTTCCAACTTTCTGGATTTCTCGACGGGCGTGACGGTTCTTTGGGCCAATCGCAGTGGCAGATCTCCAGTGGTGATTCTAACTACTACATGACGGGTGACCCCGTTGCTCTTTCAGGCGGTTATTTGACTGCCGCTACTGTCGGTGCAAACCAGATTCTTGGTATTTTCATCGGCTGTGAATATTACTCTTCCGCAGTTAACCGCGTTATTTGGTCTCCTTATTGGCCCGGCGGTACAACTGTTCCTACCGGTACAGTTATTTCTGCATGGGTAATTACAGACCCACAGGCAACTTTCAAAGTTCAGTCCAGCGGATCCGCTGCTGTTGCGCAATCAAACGTCGGTAAGAACATCGACTGGGCTGGTTTGACAACCTCCCCTACCTCCGCACAGCAGTTCAGTGGTCAGTCAATCGCTTACGCAAACCAAGCGAACATTTCTGCTTCGACGAACTATGCATTCCGCATCCTCAATCTGATTACCGCTCCTCCGGGCGCGAACGGTACGGACACTACAACCCCGTACAACTACATCACTGTAGCGTTCAACAATCAGACCTTCCGCACCACAACCGGCCTGTAAGGAGTAACACACAATGGCTATTAATCTTAGTCAAATTCGTGACCTCCTCCTCCCCGGTCTCCGTGGGGTAGAAGGCAAATACGCGCAGATCCCAAGCCAGTACGACAAGGTGTTTGAAATCACCAAGTCAAACATGGCTCTGGAACGTACCGCTGAAATGCGTTATCTGGGCCTCGCTCAGTTGAAGAACGAAGGTGGTAACACCCAGTTCGACAACGCTGCTGGCGAACGTTATGTTTACAACCAAGAACATAACGAAATTGCTCTCGGTTATGCGATCACCCGTAAGGCTATCGACGATAACCTCTACAAAGCGCAATTTAAACCCACCAACCTCGGCCTCGTTGAGTCCTTCCATCAGACGAAGGAAATCTACTCGGCTAACGTTCTGAATACCGCAACCACGTACAACGCTTCTATCGGCGGTGACGGTGTCGCACTTTGCTCCACCTCGCATCCGATTGACGGTACGACTATCGCTAACAAGCCGACTGTTGACGTTGACCTCAACGAAGCAACACTCTTGAACGGCATGGTTGCCATTCGTCAAAACTTCCGTGACATCGCTGGTATTAAGATCTTCGCCCGCGGTCGTAAGCTGATCGTTCCTCCTTCTTTGGAACCAGTTGCGATTCGTTTAACGAAGACTCAGTTGCGCCCCGGTACAGCAGACAACGATGTGAACGCGATTCTCATGACCGCCGGTGGCCTCCCAGAAGGTTACATGGTTATGGACTTCTTGACCTCCAACTACGCTTGGTTCTTGCTAACCAACGTAAAAGGTCTCGTCTACATGGAGCGCGTCCCCTTCGAAATGGATATGCAAGTAGACTTTACGACAGACAACCTGTTGGTAAAAGGCTATGAGCGTTATTCGGTCGGCTACTACAATTGGCGTTCGATCTACGGTTCATTCCCAACCTCGTAAGATTGGAGACAGTTCATGTCTATTACAGCTTTCTCCGGTCCCGTTATTTCCTATGGTCAAAACACCGTAGGCAGTAACCCGTCGATCACCGACTACAATCCCGATCTCGGGCCATCGCTCTTTTGGGGCGGTGTGGCCCGTATCGATCCTCGGCCAAACTTCAATTACATCCCCGGACAGAACTTCGGGGCATTTACTGCGGGTTTTGCCACATCTGACGCTCAAACGATTAGTTACGCTCCTTACACCCTTAGCACGTCGGCTATTGCCGCCGCTGCAAACGTTGTAAGCGGCACAGCTATGACTTTGGTATCGACAAACTCCACCAGCACCGGTGTTTCTGTTGGCGCTTCTTGCACTAACTACAACACGGGCGCAACGGTTACGGGCTTGTTGATGGTTGATGGTTTTGCGTCCTTTACCGGCGTTATTGCTAACAGCATTTTGACGGTTTCTTCTTTGACCGGCACAATTTCTATTGGCATGACAATCACTGGTACAGGCGTTAACACCGGCACCACCATTGTTAACCAGCTTACCGGTGCGCCGGGCGGCGTTGGTACATACACTGTGCAGGGTGACGACACTGCTTCTTCTACAACTATCACGGCACAGGCGACCGGAACGACTGCTCTTGCGCAGCCATTTGGTCAATCTAACACCGTTTATTTGTGGAACCCGCAAGCGGTTGTTTCTCGCGCTGTCAGTGTTACTGGTTCTGCATCTGCGACAGGTGGTAATATCCTCATCAGCGGTTACGACATTTATGGCGTACCAATGTCTGAAGTTATTGCGGCCCCAGCAAGTGCGACAACCGTCAACGGTAAAAAGGCATTTAAGTACATTGCGAGCGTTGTCCCGCAATTTACTGATGCGCATAACTATTCCGTTGGCACGACCGACATCTACGGTTTCCCCCTCCGTGCGGACTTTTTCAGCGATGTTGCTATCAACTATAACAACGCTGTGATCACCGCAAACACGGGCTTTACCGCTGCTGTCACTACCAGCCCAGCCACTACAGGCACTGGTGACGTTCGTGGAACATACGCACTGCAAAGCGCGGCTGATGGTTCAAAGCGTCTTTCCATCCGCCAGTTTATTCTGCCCGCAAATGCTGGTAGTATTACTGGTCTCTTTGGCGTTACCCAAGCATAATGAGGATATGACCCATGAAGGCTCATAAATCACACGGCATGCACCACGAACATCATGGTCATCACGAACATGACATTCATGCGCATGTTAAAAAACATTCGATGAAGCACCACCGCAAGGCTCACAAGCGTGGCGGTAAAGTGGAGGAAGGTCATGAAGTTCATGACGAAACTCCAAAAGAAGTTTACGCTGGTGCCGGTTCTAATGTTGTTAAAGAAGCCGCTCACAAAAAGCGTGGCGGCGCATTGAAGCACAAGCACGTTGAGGCTCACGGTCATCACGCGCATCACCGTCTGGATCGTCCTGCTCGTAAGCATGGCGGTAAAGTCGGCGGTTCGGACATGAGTCCTCTTTCTTCGGCTCACAAAGTCAAGACCCCTGCTGGTCGTGACGTGATGTCGGGGGAGTCATAAGCCGTTCTCACTATTCTAGTGGGGGCGGCGAGAAGTGGATCCAAGGGGCTATTAAGCATCCCGGAGCCCTTCACAAGCAGCTTCATGTTCCTGCGGGGGAAAAAATCCCCGCTAAAAAGCTAGAGAAGGCAGCGCATAGCGACAACCCCCTGCTCGCTAAACGTGCCAATCTAGCGAAGACATTGAAGAAGATGCACCATTCTTAATGGATAGGGGGCTACGGCCCCCTTTCTTCTTTGGAGAGAGATATGTCGACACCAGCGTGGCAAAGATCTGAAGGTAAAAGTGAGTCCGGCGGGTTAAACGCTAAAGGACGCGCTTCTTATCATCATGAAACAGGGGGGACATTAAAAACTCCCACCAAAGATACGCACAATTCACGTCATCATTCGTTCTGCGCCCGTATGGAGGGGATGCGTTCCAAGTTGACGAATCACAAAAACGCGCATGATCCTGACAGTCGGATCAATAAAGCTTTACGTAAGTGGGGTTGCTAATGGAAAAGAAACCATTTTGGGAACATCCAGCGGAAAAAGATGCGCACCACAAACATTTAACAGCCAAACAGAAGTCAACGGCGAAAGCCCATGCTCGTGCGGCTGGTCGTCCTTACCCAAATTTGGTCGATAATGCGGCTGTAGCCCGTAAGAAAGGTAAATAATATGCGTCCCGTCACCGTTTCTGTTGGGCCTTTGACATCCGCAAGCGCTAACAATATTTGCACCTCGCAAACACCTACTACATCATTCACAATTAACGGCTTATTGGCTTCAGGCGGCGTTGCGACCCTTGATAACCCACGCCGTGTTTTGTTTACGCCCGCTGGCAATGAGAGCGCCAATACCTTTACGGTCAATGGAACTGCCGCCAATGGCACTCCGCAGACGGAAGTAATCGCTGGTACGAACGCTACAGCGTTTTACACAAACCTTGATTTCAAAACCGTGACTTCGATTACGCTCGCTTCAAGTGCGGCGGGTGCGATTACGGTTGGAACGAACACAATCGCGTCTACCCCTTGGGTGCGCTTGGATGAATACGCGCAAGCGCAAGTATCGATTCAGTGTGTCGTAACCGGCACTGTGAACTACACGATTCAACAGACAAACCAAGATCCCAACAGCACGTTTAACCCAATCAACCCTTATTCCGTTGTGTGGTCAAACACTTCTGATTCCGCGGGTGTTGGGGCCACGGGAACTGTCATGTCTTATTTTGCGTATGCACCTTTGTGGTGCCGTGTAACGTTGAATAGTGGTACTGGGACTGTAAACGCAACATTTAGCCAGCTTGGTGTCGCTCCATACTAAGGATCTTCAATGACCACGAGCGGAACGTACAATTTTAATCCAACGCTTGGTGAGATAACGCTTAATGCTTTTGCGCGTTGCGGTATCCGTCGTACTGCGCTTGTGCAGGAGCACATGCAAGATGCGCGCATGGAGACCAATTTGATGCTCTCAAACTGGTCCAACAGGGGCGTAAACCTTTGGGAAGTGGATCTACAGACGGTTCCTTTGATTCAAGGGCAATCGACTTATTCGGTTCCNTCCAACACAATCATGATGTTGGACGCTTATATTTCGACTGGTAGTGGGCAGAGCACGTATGATCGTGTGATTCTTCCTATTTCGCGCACGGAATACGCGTATACGCCCAACAAAAACAATCAAGCGCCGCCCACAGTCTTTTGGTTTGACCGTTTGATTAACCCGACCGTTACTTTATGGCCTGTCCCGGATCAAACCGGGTATTACACCCTTAAATATTATCGCGTTACGCAAGTGCAGGATGCGAATTATGAAAACGGACAAACTGTGGACATCCCTTATCGTTGGTTCGATGCGTTTGCTGCTGGCTTGGCCGCGCGGCTTGCAGCGATTTATGCGCCAGAACGGGCTCCCCTTTTAGAGCCAAAGGCGGAAGCCGCATACGTTATTGCCGCGACGCAAGATGTTGAAAACGTTCCCATGTATATCAGTCCCGGCTTGTCTGGCTACTTTAGGATGTAGTCATGGCATATCGGTTTCACGGACGCGCAAACGTAAATCCCAACAACCCAAAAGCGTTTGGGCGTTGTGATAGATGCGGATTTATTTACAATCACTCAAAATTGAAGTTTCAATTTGATTTTCGCGGCCCGCAATTGCAAAATTTGCGGTTTTTAGTGTGCGATAGGTGCTATGATAAGCCGCAAGCACAGTTAAAGCCAATTATCTTGTCAATGGATCCAACGCCAATCCTCAATGCGCGTCCGGAAGACTATAATTACGCGAATACCAGCGGTTTGGCTGCAACAGAGCCCACAACAACGTTTCAACAGACGGGGATACCGGTTGATAACAGCATTGGGTTGCTGACGGAAGATGGTGATAATGTCGTGACACAGCCAGTTGGAGTGCCTGCGGGGCTCAATCCAGCGGCTGTCATGCCGTTACAGGGGTCAACGCATTACGATGTGGTTTTACCCGTTATTTCAATCATCGCAAACGGGACAACAATTATCACCGTCACATGCAGTGCCGCGCATGGGTTATCAAACAACTCTCAAGTGTCGGTTGAAGATTTGACGAACAATAAAGCGTCAGGATTTTATTCCGTGACAGTTACATCAGCAACAGCATTTACGTATACTGTCGCATCGCCTATAGTGGCGGGTAGTTTAATTGACGGTAATACACGCGTTGCTACGGCAAATGTCGGATTGCCGACCGGATTCACACAGATACCGCAAGTCGGGGTTTTGAATGGCTAATATTTCAATCACCAATCTCCCCGCCGTAACGTCCCTCAATGGTACCGAATCAGTACCATTAGTGCAATCAAACGTGTCGTATCGTGCAACAACCGCACAGATCGCGGCGTATGTGCAATCCGCTTATCCCGCCCCGGGCGTGACTTCTATTGCAACCTCCGGCCCTATTACGGGTGGTACCATTACGTCTTCCGGCACCATTGCTTTGCAGACCGCTGGTGTGACGAACGCGTATTTGGGGGTAATGGCAAGTAATACAATCAAGGGTAATAATACGGGTGGTTCTGCGTCGCCTACGGATTTGACGACCGCTCAGGTTATGACGATGCTGGGGGCTGCGCCTCTTGCTTCACCTACATTTACGGGGACCCCTTCTGCTCCTACACCGTCTTCGTCAGATAGTTCGACAACGCTCGCAACAACCGCATTTGTAAAGGCTCAAGGTTATGGAACTGGCACTGTTACTTCTGTGGCGGCTGGTGCGGGGTTATCAGGCGGCACAATTACGACGACGGGTACAATTTCATTACCGACAACTGGTGTAACGGCTGCGTCCTATGGTTCTTCGTCGGCTGTTCCGACATTCACTGTTGATGCGTATGGACGTATTACTGCCGCGAGCAATACAAATATTTCCGTTTCCGCTATTGGTGCGGTGCCTACAAGTAGAACCATCTCGACGTCTAGCGGTATATCCGGCGGTGGGGATTTATCTGCAAATAGGACGTTATCCCTAACAGCTATCGCAAACAACACATTGTTAGGAAACGTTTCCGGTTCAAGTGCCAGTCCTTCCCAAACAACCCTGACATCCCTCATGGATGCAACGCTGGGGAACCAGCAAGGGGATATTATTTATCGGGCGGGTTCTATTTGGACGACATTGACTCCGGGATCCGCGGGGCAAGTTCTCGCGAGTGGTGGAACAGGCGCTAATCCGTACTGGTTATCCGTAACGGGTGTCGGTACGGTTACGAGTGTTGATGCGTCCGGTGGAACGACCGGTTTTTCGTTTACGGGCGGGCCTATTACGTCTTCTGGTACTTTAACGCTTGATGGTACTTTAGCTGCTAAAAATGGTGGCACAGGTCAGTCTACTTACACAGTCGGTGACATTCTTTATGCCAGCGGGACGACGGCTTTATCAACTTTATCTGACGTTGCAACTGGGAATGCTCTTATATCTGGCGGCGTATCTACGGCACCGTCTTGGGGCAAAATAGGGTTATCAACTCATGTTTCTGGAACGCTTGGCACGTCAAATGGTGGGACTGGTCTTACAAGTTTCACAAGCGGTGGCGCTCTGTACGCTACTTCTACTTCTGCACTGACAACCGGCACCCTACCTGTCGCATCAGGTGGTACCGGCGTTACAACGTCTACGGGTTCTGGATCCGTTGTTTTAAGCACCAGCCCGACTCTTGTGACCCCTAATTTGGGTACTCCGACCGCTTTGACATTGACAAACGCGACTGGGTTGCCGGTAGGTGGTATATCTGCAACGGGAACCCCTTCTTCAACGACTTATTTGCGTGGTGATGGATCTTGGGCCACCGTAACGTCCAGTGGTGGTACCGTAACAAGTGTCGGCCAAACATTTACGGGTGGTTTGATCAGCGTATCGGGCTCCCCTGTTACGACATCCGGTACTTTGGCGTTGACTGTCGCGGGTACGTCAGGCGGCGTTCCATACTTCTCATCCGCTTCAACATGGGCCTCTTCTGCTGCTTTGGCTACTAATGCCCTCATGGTTGGTGGCGGCGCTGGCGCTGCACCTTCAACAATCACAACAGGGACCGGTGTTGTTACGGCCCTTGGGATTAATGTCGGTACTGCTGGTGCGTTTGTCGTTAACGGCGGTGCTTTGGGCACCCCGTCTTCAGGCACTTTGACCAATGCTACAGGTCTTCCTGTTGGTGGTATTAGCGCAACAGGCACTCCATCGTCCACAACGTATCTTCGTGGTGATGGTACTTGGGCAACCGTAACATCTAGCGGTGGCACCGTTACAAGCGTTTCGCAGACGTTTACGGGCGGGATTGTCAGTGTTTCCGGTTCACCAGTTACGACTTCAGGCACATTAGCGTTAACCGTAGCGGGTACTTCGGGTGGTATTCCATACTTTAGTAGTGCTACAACTTGGGCAACATCCGCGGCGTTAGCGGCAAATGCGATTGTAATCGGTGGTGGCGCAGGTGTAGCCCCTTCTACAACGACTACGGGGACCGGTGTTTTAACCGCTTTGGGTACAAACGTGGGTACTGCTGGCGCGTTTGTTGTAAACGGGGGCGCTCTTGGAACTCCATCGAGTGGGACGCTTACAAATGCGACGGGTCTCCCGATCTCAACGGGTGTTTCCGGCTTGGGCACCGGTGTCGCAACCGCATTAGGTAACGCTCTCAATGCCGCAAGTGGTGTTGTTGCAAAAGACACAAACGCAAATATTACGGCAAATGCTTTTTTTGCTGGGTTTACAACCACTGCCGCGTCTGGAACAACTATTACGCTTACTGCGTCATCAACTCCAGATTATGTAATTACCGGATCAGGCGGACAAGTAATTCAGCTTCCAAATGCTACAACACTACCAAATGGCGCAATATTTTCGTTTAATAACAATCAATCAAGTGGTGCCATTACAATTAATAACAATTCCAGCACACTTATAGCGTCTGTTCCGTCAGGCGGTTACACGACAATTGTGTTGTTATCCAATTCCACAACGGCGGGTTCATGGGATAGGCACGATCAAAGCCCATCCAACGTTTCATGGTCTACTAACACTTTTTCTTATCCCGGTTCCATTACCTCCGCGACATGGAATGGGTCGGCAATTGGTGCAATATACGGCGGAACAGCGCAAACATCGTATACAACGGGTGATATTCTTTACGCTTCCGCCACAAATACGTTATCAAAACTTGCTATTGGATCCACTGGGCAAGTATTAACAGTTTCTAGTGGGGTTCCAGCATGGGCAACACCAGCAAGTGCACCTGCGGGTGCACAAATTTACACCGCTAACAATTTCGGAGGTTTATAATGGCCGTCACTGCAACACCTATTTTCGTACAAACACCGTTTGTACAATCCCTTTCCTTAGCGGCTCAAACCGCTTGCACAACTCGCGCTCCAACCGCGACAGCATCATTATCTGGTGCAAACATCATTCAGTTTGTTAATACGTCAACAAACGGTTTGCGTATTGATTCCATAAAAGTTCAAGCATGTTCATCCAGTATTACGGCGGCAACAGCCGCTAACTTGGTTCAAATTTGGATTTGGGACGGTACAAACGCTTATTTGAATGACGAAATAGCCGTTACCGCTGTAACACCAAGTTCTACAGCAGCGGCTTTTACAACTTTGTATGTTTATGCGCAGCCATTGGTATTGCCTTCAACATATAAATTGTATGCAAGTGTGACCGTGACAACGACAGCCTCAACTACTGCATTGTTAGTAACCGCATACGGTGGACAATACTAATGCCACAGAATCTTAGTTCCTTTCTATACAATCAAATCGTCAAACCGATTGAATCGGGTGGTTTGCTGTATAATGCTGCGGAACCCACAAC